ATGAACTGTGTTTGCAAGAAGTTCTCCTTCAACAGTAACTTTGGTACCAACTTCCATTTTTAATGCAACAGCGGTATCCATTACAATTTTAGTTGAACCCGCTGTAAAATCACCATTTACAGTATCTGTATTGTTAATTTCAGGATACTCATTTTCACCAGGTAATAACTCCGGCTCACTACCAACCGTTCTTGATATTGTTGCCGCAACATCACGTGTTGTTGGTTGTTTTTTTATTGTAAAAGATGCTCCAGAAGCAGATGTAGTAGATATTGTAAATGGTATTTTTTTAGTACTTTTACCTTTAGAAATTAAAAAAGTACTATTAGAACTTGCTGAAGGTGTTATTGCAGCACTTAAAGAAGACATGCTTAGTGTTAATAATACATCTGCATATTGATATACGTTTTTCTGCATCATTAATGAATTTGATCCCGTAGAAGAATTTAAATCAATGCTACCGTCACCAAATCTAACTTCTTTATAATCAGTGTGTTTTGTACCTGGAACAGCATATAAATAAATATCATATTTATCATTACCTACAAATTGTAAGCTTTCATCATCCGAAATAGCTACCGCTTCAGATAGCGAAAACTCATTAACATTGTCAGTATCTGGATTTAACGCAGCAACTGTAACGTGATTAGAATTTAAATAATCATTACCAGTAACTTTATCTCCTACAGCCATTTTATTAGCTACAGCTGTATTCATTATTACTTTTACGCCACTAGTTACAGCGCCATTTACTATATCTTTACTAATAATACTTGGAAAAAATATAGAGTTTATATAAGTAGTTGAATTCATTTTTACTTTTAAATCAGCTTGTGTTGATGTAAAAGTTTTTGTTTGAAAATTATAATATTGATTAGTATTATTTTTTACTTCTAAAATAAACTCTGCGTGTTTTTCTGCTGTTATAATAAATCTTCTTTCTTCACCACTTTGTGATAAAGCTGATAAATCTATATCAAAGTTTTTTATTGTTTTTAATGTTTCACCATAAAGTCTAGCGTGCTCAGCATCAGACATCAAAGTACCATCTGGCATATAGTGAAATCCAGGTGGAGCTACTTGACCTCTAGCATTTGTGGTGCTTTGCATTGGTGTTGCTGTAGGCGTTGTTGTAGACGCACTGTAAGAACCATGTGAATATCCGTGTGGCATAATTATATATTTATTTATTTACTACTTTCTGAAACCTCTGAACCTATAGAAAATAATTCTATTTTTTCTTCTGAATTATTTACAAACATAACATCAGCATAATAACCTAGTAAATTTGAAGAATTTACTTGTGAATTTTTTTCAAACATTAAATAATCACCAACTCCAGGTGTTGTTAAAATTACTGTTTCATCATACATAGCCTGAATAGTATTTGCATCATAATCAATATCTACAACTAATCCAAACTTTATTATATTTGAAGTTCCAGATGTTTGAAAATTTGTACCAGCAACTGTAGATAAATTTGTAAAATAAACTATATCTCCAACTTCAAGGTTAGTATTAATATTGCTTAATGGAAGTGATAATATTTGCATATATTTTTATTTTTATGTTACAGTTAATGTTACTTCGCTACTCCAAGCACTTGCGCTACATGGGTTTAAACTACTGCTATCTATAGCAACACAATGTGCTTTTGCTCTAAACATCCATTGTGTTCCTATTTGATTTAACTGCGATGCATCATAAACAGGTGTTCCACTGTTTTGATCAGCACCAACCCAATCTGACATCGCTGGTATAACGCCAACACTAAAAGTATTATAATTTGCTTTTGCGGGAGGTGTCGGGCATAGCGCTACTTGGGCAGGTGTAAAGTCACAATCTTTTCTGTTAAATTCTTCAGGTAAATCTAACCACGGACCAAAACTACTGTAGCCAGCATATTTTATTCTATATTGTATACGAGCGCTTTCATGTCCAGCTGCGTCGTGACAACCAGAATAAAATGGAGCAGTTTGAGTTGCATCAAATGTTCTGGCAAAATCACCGTTTGTATTTGTAAATATCATGTCAAAGTTTATAGGAGTATTTCCTGAAATTGTAAAACCACTTAAATCAGGTGGTAAACAATTATTACAACCAGAATCATCAGAACAAGTAACGGTACTATCATACGTTAAAAAAGCACTATCTGTACAACCAGTTTCAAATGCTACGCATTCACTCCAAAGACCATACGGGTCTGGATATAGTCCAGTTGTATCATAATTGCAAGCAGTTGAATCTGTACAAACTGGAAGACCACTTATAGAATACGTTTCATCTACTACAAAATTATTACCATCATTAATTGCCGCAGAACCACTTGGTTGTATAAAGCTAAATGTATAAGACTGTTGTGCCGTTTGTGTAGCGTTTACATCAGTACCATAAGTATTATTTGGATTTATTGCTATAGTTCCTTGGTTAGACGCTCTAAATCCAACTAAATCACCAGCAGAATAAGGAGCTCCTGTTCCATCAATTATCCAATTTGCTGCGTTAAGGAAATAAGGTCCACCAGGAGAACCACTATTTGAATAATTTACAAAAGAATTACTTAACTCAATCTCAGGAACTCCAGTCATATCAACCATCATTAAAGTTCTAACTCTTTCATTTGGAGTTTCAGCATCTGTATTGTAAGCACCAGTTGCGATAGCGTGATCAAAATGAACAAATTGAGGCATTTGATATTGACAACACTCATTATTACCAGGTCCATCACCATCAGCATTACAAGGAGTTGTTGCTGATGAATTATAATTTAATGCGGCAATACCACCACCGTCGAATCTTTGTGTTTCGTCGTTTGTACATCCATAAACTGGATAAGTACAAGAACCATCATTAACATTTGCTAGTGAATTGTAGTTAAGTGCCGTATCATCCGTACATCCATTTACTATAAGAGTTTCACAAGCATTTTGATTATCAAGCATCCAAGGTCCACCAGTACCTTCTGGAACAACAACGTTATTTGTAGCGTCATAACATGTATCACAAAACTCTAAGTAAGTTGAGTCTGTACAACCATCACAAGTAAGGAAATCACAAGAACTATTATCTGTAGTTGCATTAACATCATAGTTACAAGCATTTATATCCATACATCCAGCTATTGGCGCCATAGTTGTACTAACCTGTATAAAACTTGTCCAATCTGAAGTAGTCCAATAACCAGGATTAAGTAACGATGATCCAGCTACACATCTAGTTTTTACTCTAATATCATAAGATGTTTCCGCGTTTAACCCACTTATACCTTGAACAATGGTTCCTTGTGTTGAATTTGGTAGCACATCTATAATAGTACCACAACTAGTAAAAGATCCACAACCAGTTTCTCTATATTGAAGTCTATAATAATCAACCTGCGCATTACCATCAAATGTTTCATCCCAAGTTACTGTAATAGTTTGGTCTGTAACAACATCAGTGCTAAGATTTGTTACTTCTTTACAATATAAACAGTATGTATCACAATCATTAGCGTTTGAAGTATCATCCCAATTATTAGCATTTGAATCATTACAATAAGTACAACTTCCATCATCTGTATTTGCTTGATCATCCCAAGTACAACTATTAACATCTGTACATCCTAAAATAATATATGTACAAGTGCCATCATCTGTATTGGCATTAGGAACGTAATTATTTGCTAGTGGATCTGTACATCCATCGATAACAGGTGTGCAACAACAATTAGTACCACTTTGCATATTACCATTTTCATCTACCACGCAAGGTACTATTGCACCAGTTGGATTTGTTCCATCGCAACTAGAAGTAAATGAAGCATCATAATTAAAAGCAGTTGCATCTGTACATCCTACATTTGGATAAGTACAAGAACCGTTATTAGTATTAGCTGTTGGATCATAATTTGTTGCTGTAGAATCTGTACAACCCATATAAATACAGGAACCATCATCCGTATTAGCAGAGGCATCATAGTTAGGCGCTGTAGGATCTGTACAACCAGGCACAGCTGCAATACAACTACCATTATCAATCATAGCGGCTGCGTTATAATTAATCGCGTCTGGATCTGTGCATCCAAAAGTACTCATAACAGCAGGCGCATCTATTAACACTCCTAATCCTTGGAATGATATATCTTCATTATCTAATAAAAGAGGACTTCCAGAAACTACAACGTTACCATCACCAATAGTGCTACCAGCTACACCTTTTATATAATTAAACCATTTTCCTTCTTTTTCTATAAATTCATTTAAACTACCTTCTCCCTGATCTGTTTTAATTTTTTCTACATACCAACCTTTACTTTCACTTAAATTATAATATTCATTATCTTGCATTGTGCTTGTAAAGTTAGTAAACTGACTTTGGCCGTCAGCATCAAAACCAATAAAAGAAGTGAAGTCAGGTATTTGATAAGTAGTAAACTCATCTATTTTAGATTGTGATCCTTCGTAATTAATCGTATAAAAAGATTTCATACTACTAGGTGCTTCGTTTAAAATAACATTAACACTAGATTTTGTAAAACCAAAACCAGGAGTCATTACACTAGGCGGTTTGTAAAAAGTGTTTCTATTAATTTCGTTATTAAAAGAATCTAAAACTTTAACGTGATGTTTCCATAAGTTAGCATCTTTAAAACTGTAATAACTATTAGCACAACTATTAGCATGTTCTGGTATAAATGATTTAAAACTAACCCAGCCTCTTACGTTTTCTTTAAATGTAACAGTTTTATTTGTATCCTTTAAAGTTATATTATATTCGTCTTTTTCGTCATCATAACTACCTATTAACGTATTATTTAATTTTAAATTATCTTTAAACCAACTTTTCATACCATGATCAGATATTGGTGTTAACCCATCTTTAGATAATCTTATAATTGCTCCTCTTACTTTATCTGAAAAATAAGCTCTATACGCTTCTGATGCAAATGATTCTGGATTATTAGATATACCATACTCACCTACAAAAGGTATAGTTTGTCCTAATACATTTTCTGTAGCAGTTAAACCAACTTCTCCATCAGCGTTAAATACCGCATCTTTACTAGCAAGTATTTTTAAAATTTTGTCCTCACAAAGCGCTACTAAATCTGAATCTCTAGAGTGTAGTTTTTGAATACTACCATAAATAGGATTTATATCTTTTGTTATTTTTTCTGCTTGTATAAATTGATTTAAATTATTAATTCCAGATGTAGAATTATATAGACCAGAATATATTAAACCATATTTTCTAATTTCTTGTTTATATTGCTGTTCTAAAGTAGCAGATGCTTTAACACCGTTTAATATAAATGGTAAATTAAAATTATCTCTAATTCTATTAGATTCAACACCGTTTCCAAAAGAATAACAGTTGTGCCAACGAGAAACTAAAGTTTGGTTGATTAATTTTGGATTTAATTGAAGTATTGATCTTAAAGGAGAGGTTGTTGTTTGTGTTACACCTAATATTTCTAATGATATAGTATCTCCACTTGGTTTGTTAATAAATACTAAATCACCAGCAACCACTCCAGAGGGTAACAAAGCGTTAACAACTATAGAATCTCCATTTGTAGACACATTACCTGCAACGTAAATATCAGTTAAAAGCCCATTGTTTCCTACGCTAGAATCTACACATCTTATATTAATAGTAGAATTTAATGGTAATATAGAAGATATATTATTAGAATTTAAAGATATAGGATTGTTATCAGTTATTTCATAATATAAATCTAAATCTTTACTTTCTTTAGGTTCAGTTTCAAAAACAGCTGGAAAACGAGGGAATTCTGGTTCAGTTTCACTTGCTTCCAGTATTTCTAACGTATAACCAACAGCATCAACACCTATATTTGTAGAATCATATCCTTTTGCATCATTCCATTTATCAATATTTTTTACGGAATTACGACTTATACCATTCATACCGTATTGATACAAGTTTATAGTTGCACTAGCAACACCAGTACCATCAAATGTTGTATCGGGTTTTGTAGGATCGTAGTTTTTAAATGTTAAAGTAGCATCAGTTATATTAGATATTACAGCTAAATTACCACTATCATCTTCCCAAACCATACCTACTGTTATAATTTCATCTCCATAACCAAAACTAGTTTGGTCAGTTCCTAACAAGGTGTTAACAGTAATTTTATTTCCATCTACTAAACCATTAGCATCAGCAGTAACTTGTAGTACTTTACCGTTAGTAATTTCAGCTTGAGTATAGGGATTCCAAGTATTTGCCATACTAACACCTGGGTTTGTTAAATTTTGATATGTTAACCTATAATTACGGCTATAATTATCTGGTCTAAAATAAGTAGATGTATGATAATTAATATCATTATATAAAGGTTTGGTACCGGCTGGAGCTCCTACAGCTTCATAGTATTGAGCATAATCAGGATTAGATTCATGTCTTGTTAATTTTTGATTACCAAAACCCGTTATTTTATAAATAGTTTTAGTTGGATCTTCTTTCCACCTGAAAACAGTATTTGGTTTTAAATGTTGATACAAACCAAGAGCCGTGTTACTAGTATTATAACGATTGTTTAAATTTAAATTAAGAAAATCAGGATCTGTATTTAATCCGTTTCCAAAATTACTAGCTGATATTGTGCCATCAGCATTCCAAGCCCAACCGCCATCACTATCTTCTTCTGGCTGTATACCACCAAAACCAAGTTCTAATATAAAATCACTAAGACCTTGGGCAGTATAAACTGAGTTAGTTGGATTTCCAGACCAATGATTTATAAAGCTTCCCTGACTAGTTTCGCCGTCAATAAACCAAACATCTTCAAACTCCCAATTTTCTGGCGGTGAAGGGGAGTTATGCACGTCCATGCTTTCAAAAGCTTTTCTTAAATTAATACCATGGGAACCATAATCAGGAGTACCACTTTCTTTACCTTTGTGTATATTTATACCTCTAAAAAATGCAGAATGCGATTTCCAATCATCACCAGTTATAGAACTATTACTTACGCCATTACCAAGATTATTACCAACCCACTCTGTTGCTTGTATGTAATGTTCAAATTTTGGATTATTACCATAGTTATTTTGCGTAACAGAATAACTACTTGAACCACCTAATATAGTTCCAGAAGCACCACCAGCACCCCAAGCTTTATTATGATTTGCTTTATTGAAAGAATATATCTTTTGATCATGGGTTACAGCATAAACAGTATCACCATCAACAACGCTTTCTTTAACATGCTCTGTAAAAGCACTTTCTTCAAATATTTTAACAAAAAACCTTCCATCAAAAATTGAAGAATCTTCTACTCTATATCTCCAAAAAACAGCTCTATTGTCATTTAAAATTTTTGTTGCGTTTATACCAGTTATATCATTAGTAAATTGATTTATAGTACTATCAAAACTTTTTTCTAAAACAACGTTCCAAACAACTTCTTCGTTTGTAACTGCATTATTTCCATCTGAATTATTCCAATTATCATCAGAAACATCTAGTCTTATAATTTTTCTAGGAGTAGACACTCTTGTGCCATCACTGTTTTGAATTTGAAAATAAAAATCTTCTCTATCACCACGTTGATTTAATTCTTTATGTAAATTCTTTATAGCTGAATTGCTATACACATGTGCGTCATTAGCACCATCATAATAACTAAGTGTAAATTCTTTTTGGCCTTCTGAAGGTCTATTTATACCAGTTGCAAATACGTTGCTATCAGGTGTTCCAGATGTGTGTTTTATATCAGAAACAATAGCTTTTGTTGTTTTTATGAAATCTGGAGCTTCATTTTCTATAGCTATTACTTTAAATTTAGCTTTTTGATCTACAAGGTTAGCAGCTCCTAAACCTTTTTTTAGTATTAAAAATGAATCTATATCAATTTTATTTCTATCAGAAGAAGCAAATGAAATCCATAAATTACCATCATCAGCATCCCAATATCTATCCATAGCCATGTTATAGTATTCACCAGACGTTTCTTTGATATAAAATTTAAAATATTCCATATCATCTGGAATATCATTGTTCTTTATACTAATTTCTAAGTTGTTATTTAAACCAGCATTTGATTTATCTACTTTAAATGTACCAGTATTATTTGATATAACAGGTGTTTCTCTACCATATTTATCTGTAAAAACAACACCAAGTTGGTATTCTCTAAGAGATTTTATAGATAAAATACTTGAACTTTGTTTATTTCTTCTAAGACTATGTATAAATTTTGGATTAAATTCATTGTCATTAACCGTTAAATCATAATTTTGCTGATAGTTTCCATATATAATTCTACTACCACTAACTTCCTGCGCTAAAGCTTTTACTGGTACATTATCCCATGGTCTTAACAATTGATTAGATGGTAAAATACTTTTAATATTCTCTTTGTCTATTAGAAACTCATTTAACGACCAATTATTAAACATGTTACCATCAGCATCAGGAATAGTTGCTTCTGAATTTGGTTTTAAAGTTTCTATTACATAAACATTTGGAGATAAATCTTCTTTATATAATAAATCAATTTCTACTACGTCGCTAGGCATGTCTGCAGTTACAAAATCTCTAAGATATAAATGGTTTATACTATTAACCATTGCTAAATTATAACCTTTTTTAGGATGATAATCAAAACTACTTGGTAAAAAAGCTACATTTGTCCAAGGAGCAAAAGTTGAATATTCACCATCTTCATATTTATATCTATAAGAAAACCTAGGAAACTTAAATTCAAATAATTTTTCATCTTCATCATATAAATCAATAGCATAATCTAATGTATTAACACCAGCTGGCACTATCGGTGGTGGTGCTGGCATACTAGTTATTTTAATAGCTAGTTTAGCACCCCAAACATTAGCTGTATCAGAAGTAAAGCTATTAGCATCTGTAGTTACTAATGTGCTAGGATTTGTATATTCCCAAGGCACTATAGTTCCTTTTATAGTATAATCATTAATTGGTATTGAAGGTGGGACACCTGTAGAATCAAATTCTCTTAACACAACCTTTGATCCTATTTTTAAACCATCTAAATCAAAAGTTGTATTACCATCTAAATCACTAACAACTTGTGTTCTAAATATATTGTTACCTTCTTCCGTGGTAAAAGAAGAAAAATCAAAAGGTAAAGTAGGATCACCAGTTAAACTAGGAAATGCCGCGTCGGTACGTTGATCCCATAAAGTAGAGTCTGTAAAATTCGTAATAGTTGAAATCCTCATTATACCAGAATAATTTTTTTCTGGATCTCTTGATGTTTTTAAATCTACAGAGAGAGTAGATTTTGGTCCCTTTCTTATAACTGTAACGTGTTCCTCTTTAGCTGGTACATTTACACCTGTACTTGCGTTTATAATATTAGTATGTATGTTACCTGATGGATCTGTGCCTTGAACACTACGTGGTATATTTATTTTTTTTGGTTCTGAAAAATTATCAGTCCAAAATAACATATCGTCAATAATATTTACACCTGTAATTAATCTACTTGAATTAAAATTTAAAACTTTTTCTGCTTGAAAACATACGGCTGTTGTATTGGATATCTCTACTGCTTGGTTTAAAAACACAGCGTCTAAAGAAGAAGGATATGATATATCAAATTGTACGGGTTGGAAAGTATTATTTTGAGATACCGCGGTATGAAGCGTACTAGCATCTACAGTACCATTCGAGAGATCACAAGCAACTATATTAATGCTATTATCGTAAACTCCATTATCAGGATCAAAATTTACTGCGTCAATAACAGAGTCTGGATCAATACAAGAATTTGGTGGCCAAACACCACTACTTCCAAAGGTTTCGTTTATTGATAAAACGTTACCAGTAGGTGTAACTGTGTCAATCCATAGCGCATTATAGATTTCGTTAAGCCATTGATCAGAATAACTATCTATAAGCATAGTGTTAGTAAGATTAACTGTATCTATATCTACTGTTGCTTGAAGATTACTTAGTGGTATGTATTGTCCAGTTTCTCCATTTTCATTTACCCCACCCCAAGCTTGCATAGAAGTGTTTTGGTTTGCACTATTGTTAATCCAAGCAAAATTAAACTTTGACGAAATCTTCTTTTTTAAAGTCACTATATAAGCTTGTAGACAAGAAGCGCCATAATTATTTGGATCTATATGGTTACCATTGGAACAAACAAAATCATATACTATATTAGTAATTGTTGCTTCACCACCACCACTACCCCAAGTTTGTTTTATAAGAAAACCATTTGTTTGACCTAAATCTTCTACTACAGCGCCAACCTGCCAAGCTGGGGGTAAAGTTGGCAAAATAATTTGTATGAAAATAGGATTACTAACAACACTTGTTACTGGTGGTAAGTTTTGTTGGTTGCCATCATAACCACCACTAAACCAATTATCTACATGCCAATCAACAAATGGATCATTAGTACCATTGTTATCAAAAGTTCTTAAGAAAGCCATACCGGAAGGATCACTTATTTGACTTGTCGTTGTTGTTGTTGCAACTTGATAATCAATTGGTATAGTAGATATTGTTCCGACTTGATTTACAAGTACATCACCACCACCCCAAACTATATCTCCATTAGCATCAAAACCAGTTACACTCATACCTATTAAGATATTAGGATATAAACTAACATCATCTATATATAAAGTATCTGAAAGAGTAGATGAATCAGTGTTTTCGTAACCAGTACAAAAAGTATGTTTATCAACAAAAACAGGTTCACATCCACTACCAATATCATTATTGGTTCTCATTATCATATCTTTAAGTGATAATGTTTCACCTAAATCTAAAATTATATTACTTATACTTATTTCAGGACCAGCAACAAACCAGTAAAGAGAATCATTTTTTTCATCCGAAATAGAACCTACAGTAGTTGAACCTTCAACTATAGGATTATCAGTTAAAGGTACGTAAGTACAACCTGGAACATTTCCTAATATATTTTGAACTGTACCAACATCAGATTCTTCTGAAGTTGACACTTGTATATTCATCGCATCTCTATATTCTCCGTTAGGAATAAGTCTCTCATCGAGATCTTTATTCATTTTACCACCGGTAAAATTACGCTTCATATCTGGCATGTACTAGTGTTTTATTTGTTTTGATTTACCTCTTAAAATTTGAGTTAATTCTTCTAATTTAATATTTGATAATCTTAATTTTGCTTGCCTTATAGCGGCAAATCTTTCTTTTTTTAGTCTACGAACTTGATATTCTGGAACATTAATTCTAGTTGATAATACAGCATGCATAATCCATTTATACATTGCTTCTTCTGCAAATTTATGCACTTGCATCTCTTCATCTGTACCAAGACTATCACTTATATAATCTAATACAACTGTTTTTCCAGAAACATTAGAACTAAAATGTATTTTTCCTAATCTTTGATCTATATAAAATGATCCATTTACTTGAGCGTGTTTTGGATCTAATCCATATCTTTTACCTTCATTTGGCCAAAATATATCATTTTGATAATCTTGATAATCATTAAGATTATTTTCTGAAGGATTATGAGATTTGTAATTTTTCCAAGTAGATGATTCAAATTCATTACCTGCGGGACTTACTAAACTGGTATTTACATTGTCTGCTATTACAGATATATTATCCATAACACAAGAATCTGTAAAACTAGCAATAGCAGTTGTTGTATTACTAAAATCATGAAAAGCCATAACAATTACGTATATTTCGTTTTCTGAAGTAACATCAATACTTCCTATTTCTTTAGTAGTAGAAGTTGTGCCATCAGCACTTACAGTCCACTCTAAAAATGCTAAATCTCCATTAGTATCTGAAATATCAAAAAGATTACTAGCGATATGCACCACACTACTACTATTAGCGTTAGAATCACTTGGATCGTTTTTTAATATAGTATTTACATCAGCAGATGTTGCTAAACCTATTCTTAATGTACCTGGGGCATTGTTAGACCCTGCGTCTTGAATATCAACAGCTAAACCATCAGCAGATAACGATATAATGGTTTTATCACTAACGTCTATCTCTTGATGCATTACAGCATTCCATCCAAAAGGGTCAGCACCTTGAGATTTAAATTCAAAACCAGAGTTTTTTATTTTCCATTTACCACCATTTCCTTGAGACCACTTAGTCCAAGTATCATTTATATTTGTATCACTAAAATCTCCATTTATAATTTCTTCGTTTTCAGACACAAATGTATATGCACCGTCTTCATCTTGAGCTATTTGAAAAGGATTTTGAGTATCACGAGTTGGATATAAAGGGTGTTTTATTCCAGCACTGTCTGTCCACATTACTCTAGTATAATTAACATAATCATGAGGAAGGGGCATTACTAAAGTTGCAGGAATATCAATTTGTTGAGCTTTAATAGACTTAAATGTATCAAAAGATAATTCTTGTAAAGCGCGCATAGCGTGAAACTGAACATCACCTCTTTGTACTTTAGAAATTATTTTATCTTCACCTACGTAAGCAATCATAAACTGATTAATAATATCTTGCAAAGAAGTAAATTGATAATTACCAAAATCACTTCCTTGATAATATTGTTGATGTGTAGTGTTGTCTAATAATCCCATTTATTATTGTTTTTCTTGTTGTACTTGTGATTGCTCTAGTAATTGTGCAGATCCTAATATATCTTCTCTTTTCATCGATATACCAGCAAATTTTAATATTTTATAAACTAACTCAACTTCTTCAGCTTTGTGTAATTGAAAATCAGTGGTTGCTGATGGATTTGGATTGTGCATAGCTTTTTTATTTACAACAACATATCCCCAATTAGGTTTTGATGGGTTTTTAAAGTATAAAATATTAGTTGGTGTTACAAAGTTTGTAGTATTAATAGCTGCTTTAATTTTATTTTTTTTAATATTCGCTATAGGCATAGTTGAAGTAGGTCCTGTTAAAGGTCCACCACTTATACGATCATTAAAATCGTTAGTGTTTAATAGTTCACATAAAATATTATTATATTCTACACGATATACTCTATATATATAACTTGGAAGAGTTTTAGTTGTACCACCAGCGTAAGTAGAAATAGTAGCAGAACTATCGCCATCTTCAAATACTGACATTTTTTCTTGTAATAACTGATCAATATCAGAATGTACATATGAATTACCATGAACTCTAGCAAATTGATTTAAATCATAAAAATATTGTTCAAATATTTCTCTTTGTGCTTGGTCAGCAAACATATTAAATTCTTGAGGAGTTATATAACCTCTTTGCTCTTTATTAGCAAACATTAAAACTTTTTGATATACTTCGTTTATACTAACCATAATTTTTTTTAATTATTATACGGGAATAATCTATTTAAAGTTTCTTTTCTTTTACCGCACCCACAGTCTTTACCAGTTGCTTTAGCAACGGTATCAACAACTTTTTTTATTCCCGTTGCTTTTGTTATTTTTTCTATTGAGTCACCTAATCCTTTTGATTTATTCTTTTCCATATAATTAAATTTTGTAGTTTGCAATCGCCCCGTAGAGCGACTGCATCTACAGTTAGATTAATTTAATCTTTTTTCAATATTTGAATATATTTCCATACCTTCATCAGTTTTAAACCAATGTGCCAAAGCAGTATATGGATGCTCATCAAATGGTACTGTCATTATAGGTCTATTGTTAGAACCCCATAAAAAGTTTCTTTGATCTTGAGATAATTTAATAATACCAAGCTCAACAGCTTTAATACCAAAGTTTCTAAGTTGAACATTATCGTCAGCGGCTAATTCTAAGAATAAAGCTGGGTTATTACGAGCAAATACTAGTAAATCTCTTTTAAGCTCCTTAGAACTCATTTTAGATACTTCAGAACCTTTTTCTACACGCATAATAGCTTCTGCTAAGTCAATATCTAATTCTCTAGCCATTAATATTGCATCTGCTTCTAGTTCTAAAATTTCTATATCTTCAGCTGCGTCAACTTCAGGTTTGTACTCTTGGTATAACTTATCTTTATGAGGATGGTATATTGATAATAATTTTTGTAAAACAGTTTTTTCTTTTGGAACAAACAAACTACCGTCTCTAAAAATTATATGAGCTAATCTTTGGTCACCTTTCATTTCATCAACAAAAGGTGTTATTTGATTTTCACAATGTTTTAGCTCTCTTTCATATCCTTTTTCTTTGTCAAACCAATAAATATTAGAACTTCTTAACATATAAGATATAGGTTTTTTGTGTCCCTTTAAATTATATAAACGATCTTTTACTTCCCATTTAGGTTTTTTAGGTTCAACTTTTTTAGGTTTTGGTGTTTCAACAACTGGTGTTTCAACAACAGGTACCTCTACCTTCTTTTCTGTTTTTTGTTTTTTTGCCATAATATAATATATAATAAAATTAATAAAATAAAAGGCCGAGGCCGAAGCCTCGGTCTTTTAAAAATAGTTTACTTCATTAACATAAAGTTGTTTGCGCCTTGAGTGATTAAACATCTTTCTGATAAGAAATGTATTTGCATTGCATCAAGAGCCGCTGTAGCAGCACCCACAGAACCAGTAGTCCAAGTTTTCATTCTTCGGTCATCAGTTTGTGAAGCTCTATATCTAACGTGTAAGAAAGGACGCTTCATGCTTGCCCCAACAGTTTGATCATAAACTGAAGAAGTACCAGCAGGAATCATAACTCCTCTAATTGCGTTAGTAGCGTTAGCATCGTTAATACTACCTCTTGTAGCTTTGTCATTTAAATATCTGAAGTCAGACTTGTAGAAGTCGTAAGAACCTCTTCTGAAACCAGTGAAACCTAAATTTAAAGCCATATCTTCAGAGTTGTTGAATACACCGTAAGATGTACCACCAGCACCGTAAGAGTTCATTGAAGCTAACATGTCATCAATAGCTAAGCTAGTTGACCTGTTAACAAACATCATGTACTCTTCAATAGCACCTTGCTTGTCAAACTCAGCTAAGATAGCATCAAATTCAGCTAAATCAGTAGCAGCGTTAACACCAGTTACACCAGTAGTAACGTTACCTCTTGATTCAATAGCCGCAAACAAACCTTCTGTACCAACGTTTCCAGCACCAGCTGCAGAACCAGCAACTAGATCAGAACCATCAATTGTAGATGCAACAAGGTTAAGCTCACTTTCTAACATTGACATTTCGATGTAGTCAGTAAATCTAGCTCTAGTATCAGCTTCAGCTTTTAAGTACCATAAGTAACCAGATTGCCCAGCTTCAGTAGAAACTTCAACCCAACCAATTCTAGAAGCATCAGATCCTGAAACTTCGTAGTAGTCTTTCATTATAATTGGTTTGTTACTAAAAGATTTAAAAGTTGGTTCGTTAGCACCTCTAGTGTCAGTAGCACTACCGTCACCAGCAGTCAAGTAGCTCATACCTTTACCATATTCAGAACCATAAACTAATACAGTTGTAGTTTCAGAACCACCAGTTGTTGATAAACCAGCAGTGTTTAATGAAGCGTGAGAATAAGGTTGTACATCGATAATGTCAGTAGCTACAGCTTCAACGATACATCTAACAACTCCCTCAGAGTTTGCTATTAAAACAGTATCGTTAACACGTATAGGTAAAGAACCAGAAGTAACCGCTAAACCATCAATATCTTTTTCTAATTGAATTTGTCCACCAGATGCTGTACCACCAGCGTTTGATTCTACGTGACCTTTAAATGAAAGGTGTAATCTACCTTGTTCTGACCAAACAACTTGATCAGCTGTCATAGCTTCTTCAGCGCCAACTTGTGCTAAAAAACCTGAAATTGTACGAGGTCCAAAAACCTCAGCTTCTTTTTCCATTAAATCTGGAACGTATTGCTGTGCCCAACCTTCGTTTGCTGTGCCAGCTAAGTCTAAGTAGTTTGTAGATAATGTTTGCTTCAATGGAGCAGCAACACTATTTAACAAACCACCAGGATTTGAAATTGCCATAATTTTGTAATTTTAAATTGTTATTTATTGTTTTTAATTTTAAACTTAAAATCAGAAGAATTATCACCTAACACTTTTACTTTTAAACCACCTGCTTCTATTTTTCCATGAGCTTGTCTTGGATTCATATCTACATTTTTGGCCTTAGCAACACTATCTTTCATAGCGTCAGCTTTTCCTTGTTCGTAAAAGTGTTTTGCAATAGCGTCAGCATTCATTGCTGTATATAAAGATTTATGATAACCTGCAGCATCTGACATTTCATTTTTTTCGTTCAAAAACTTTTTGACAAAATTATTGATGTCGCTTTGAGCTTCTTTAACCTCGTTAGCATTGTTTACGTTAAATCTATATTTTTTGTTACCGACGTTATATTCAAAACCTTTGAACTTATCGTTAAAAACTTTATTAGTTTTATTTAAAAAATTAGACTTACTTGATTCAGCTATTTTTTTAGTCTCTTCTGACTCTTTGTTATATCTATTAAAGAAGTCTACAGCTTTTTGTTGTTCAGGCGTTAGCTTTGAACCAGCTTTAATTTCTTCATAGTATTTGGACTTTTGCCCGTCCAAGTGGCTTCTAGCGTCGGCAACTTGCTCTTTTAACGCTAATTTTTTTCTTCGTATATCTCTTTCTTCGTCTTCTTCTTCGTTGTAAGAGAATGAGTCTTCCATAAGGAAGTTAATTTCTTCTGCGTTTAGATGAGGTTTTGTCTGTCTATAATACTCTCTTAATAAAGAGTCATCATCTAACTTACTATAATCTTGATTAATTTTTACATAATCATTTATATCACCACCAGTTTCTTCCATAAAGTCTATTAACTTTTGAATATTTTCTGGTAATGGTTTTCCAGTAGCCTCTGATTCAGCTACAGCTTCTTCAATTTTTTCTTCTACCTCCGCAACTTCTTCTTCAGTAGATTCTTCAGTAATTTCTTCTAGTGCTGGAGCTTCTTGTGTTTCTGCTTCCGGTTGTACTTCTTCTTGTTCTTGTGTGGGCTCGGCATTTTCAGACTCTGCAACCACTCCGCTGTCGTCAGCGTTATCTTCTTTAGTTTCATTTTCTTCTTTTGGTGTTGGTGGTTTATCTAAATTTACTTTTGTAATGTTATTATCTTCTTGATTGTTTTTTATCTCAACTTTTGTAACATTTTCTTGTGTAGTTTCTTCAACTACTTTTTCATCTTTTTCTTCCATAATATAATATAATAATAATTAATAAATCTACTTAGGTTCAAACGAACCTAAATCAAATCCTCCGCCTAGTATATCATTACCTGCGGACTCAAAGTTTTTAGGTGGTTTTCCACTATTTCTTTGTTCAATCATTTCTGATTGTTGTGTAGCTTGTATTTTTGTTCTTTCGTCTTTACGATCTTCTTTTGTTTTTTCTTTTTCTTTTGCGGCATTAACTTCCATACCTTTCAATTGCATATTCATTTGAAACTCTAACTGCATCAACTCTTTTTTATACGCAACTTCTTGAGCTATTTTTTGAGATTCTAATTGAGCTTTAACTTGTTCCAATTGAGCTTCACTTTGCGCTAAAGCTTGGTTTTTTTGAACATCTACTTGTGCCGCCGCTTGAGCTGCTTGTGTATTGGATTGTGTTTGAGCTTGAATGTTTTCTAACTGTAACCTTCTGTCTCTTTCTTGTTTTTTCTTTCTACGTATTTTTAGCATTTGATTTGCTAATTTTACATTTTTTATTTCTCTAAGATCAATAGCGTCTTCAAGATCTATACTTTGTTGTTGAATAGCCATTTGAATATTATTTTCTAATATCATTTTTTCCTCTTCATCAGGCATTAACTCTATGAATATACCAAAATCATATAAATGAAGATTTTTCATTTCATCTAAAGTTGCTACATTGTGAGCACCGATAGCTTGAATAAAAGCATCTTTTGTTGGAGAGTATTCTATAATATCTGATATTCTAAGTGATAAACACTCTGCTGTTTCAGCTGTTAAAAATAATCCAGCTTGTAGTATATGTCTTGTAGCTGTATTACTATTAGCTGCTGCTAGTTTTTGAACACCAACTAAAGCATTTTTATCTGGCATACTACCATCTCTAGCTTCATTTAATCCGGTTACATCTCTTATCATTTGTAAGTAATAATTATAATTACCTATAAGAGCTTGTATTTTGTTTCCACCAGACCCTGATGTAATTTCTTGAATAGGTACTTTACCAGGATTCATATCACCATCTTGTGTAAATGATCTACCTATAACAGAACCAGTTTGGAAGAACATATTTAATGCTTCTTGTGGGTTATAGTTAGTACCATTACCTAAATCAATTTCAGCTAAACCATCAGCATCTAAATAAACACCATCTGGAACCATTCTTGACATTACTTGTTGTAACTTTAGATGAGTCAATTGAATCATATCAGCAAAACCTGTTATACGATTTACTAATGAATCTATTCTACCATCATACATTCTTGGTGCTACTATAGCATAATTCATTTTAACTTTTGTAAAATCGCTCTTTGGCCTCATCATGTTTGATGCCATTTCCCATTTAAGTAATTTATTAGTACCTAAAATCATTGCACCATCATACAAAACTTCTATTGATCTTAATAATTTAGAATAACCACCTTCTTTATTTTCTGGTGGATTAAAGTTATCATCTTTAGGTATAATTTTATCAGCACCTGTTCCGGTTTCTTTTATTTTATATACTTCGTTCATGTAAGTTTTATAATTAAAATATAAAACTTGTATTGTATTATTATCTTCTTTTTTAGCAGAATACCTAGTGTTATAATTATTTCTATTATAACTTTTATTATCCATTATATCTTGTAAATCAGTTTCTGTTAAATGAGGAAATTGTTTTGCTAATTCATTTACTGGAATTGATTTAACCTCACCAACATAGTATATATCATCAAAATAAGGTGAATCAGTATAAGAATACACAAGATCAGCAGGATCAACATAATCAATAATAACACCTTCAGAAGTATTAAAAGAAGTTTTTACAGCGCCTATACCACAAACTGTTAAATCATAATAAAATCTTTTCTTTGTTAATTCATATTTATTTCCTTCAAACAATACACTTAAAGCTTGTTCTTCAGCTAATTCAACAGCTTGTTTATAATTAAGTTGCATGTGTAATCCTAATTCTTCTTCTGAATCAGGTAAAGTAGCTGGATCGTTTTGTGCTAAAGATATACCAAAAGCTTGTTGAGTAAAAGCATCTAAATCTTTAACTCTCATGTCAGCTAGTATAGATTCCATATATTCCGTACGTTTACTAATACCATATCTATCTTGAGAAAACGCTTTAACATCATAAGTTCTTTCAGCTATACCATTAACAACTATATCTACAAATTTTGCAATAATTGGAACAGGCTTCCAGTCTAAATTTAAATAGGACAAATCACCGTTTATAGATAACTCATCCTTATATTTTTGTATAGATTGCTCACCTCTAGCGTACAATCTTAAATTATGAAAATTGTTTTGATTAGATTTATATCTATTAAGACTTCTTTCTTCGTTAAACCATTCATGTTCTATAGCTTTACCTACTTTCAAACCATAATCATAGCTTAGCTTTTCAGCGTCACTAACGGTTTGACTAGGAAAATAACTTTTTATGCCAGACTCTGCCATATATTTATTTTATTATTTGTGAATTAGTTCCAGTATTACTATACTTGGAAATATTTATGTTTAATTTAGGTTTTTCAACCTTAGCGTTTGGCGCATACAAATGTCTATTATTAGCCATAATAGCTAAACCACTACTTATTGTTGCGTCAAACTTTGTTCTTTTGTTTATATCAAATCTACTCCAATCATTTAATAATTCGTTAAAATACAAATCACCAAATGTACCATCTTGTTTCATACCAACATGATCTTGAATATACATTTCAATAGCTGCTGCGTGAGCTTGTTTTATATCTTCGCTAGAGTTTGGTATTCCACCTATTTCTTTTTCTGCTACAGATAGTTTATTCCATAATTTATCAGGTCTATTCATACTAAAACCCCTATAACCTCTACGTCTTAAGTAATATAAAAGTCTAGGTTTATTATTCTCTGCTAGTATTGGCATACCGTAAAATACTAATGCCATTAAAACATCTTCAAAGAATATTTCTGCCGTAGGTGGTCTTGATAAGTATTCTAAAAAGAAACTATTCGCAGGAGCGTCCTCCATACTAAACCTGGTTAAGCCGTGTAATGCTCCTTTAGAACCTACTCCATCTA